TATTTACGCAACGCAGGTCGATGGCTGCGGATTGCGGATATTCTTCTTTGTCGATCCAGTTTTTGTTAATGGATAAATCCATCAATTTGTGGACATTTTCGTCGTCCCAGGTCTGGCAGAAAGTGGCCAGGTTCTGACGAGCGTTGCCATCAAGATATAATTCGTCATTGATAATCTGGAATGCGACATCGTCGCGCATTTCGTGCAGCGGAAAACGTTTTGATTCTGCGATAGTGGAAATAGACTTCGCACCAAAACGTGAATCGAGTAGTTCCGACCTTAAATCCGTTACTTGCTTCTTATCCATTTTAAACTCCTTAAAATGATTGGATCGCATTAAAAAAGTAGGATTTATCGATAAAGTAAGCAAGTGCAAAGGACTCGTGTTTAAATAACAAAATCCTAATGTTATTTATCGTGAGATATTACGCGAATAATATTTTTTCATTGAAAAACAATGCAATATGAAATTCTTGGGTGGTGGTAAGGTGTTTTATGCTGTTATTTTTATGCGCATTCTGTGTCTCCTGAATTATCACGTAAAAATCAGACCTTAAAATATCACTATTAGTACTTGATTATTATTTTGAACGCATTTATAAAATTATTACATAAAAATAGCGAATATTGCTAAAATCCCCGCCAACGATGTGTTGACGGGGCTGTTATTATTTTGGCAATAATACTCCGGTATAAGTATTTACCGGATAAGAAAGATATTGTTTAACGGCAGTGTTAACATTCTCTACCGTCATTTGTTTCAACAATTGCTCCTGCTCAGTCCATGCTGCAGGATCGTCATATTGAATAAGACTATTTACAATAGTGTTCGCTAATTGTTGAACGCTACGCTGTTGGATATCGAGGCTGCGCTGAACGTTTTGCTGGTATTCATTCAGTTCTTGCTCACTGATCCCTTTAGCCAGACGCTTAACCATCACTTCATTCGCTAACGTTAACAGTTCATCATGTCGTTCTGGTTGACAAGTAAAAGCCAGCAAATGACTGATATCTTTGGCCTGAGGATCAACCGAGAGGCGAGAAGAAACGCTGTATGCTCCAGATGCCTGTTCACGAATATTAACACGTAGATCTTTTGCCAGTGCGACGTTAAAAGCATCGAGCGCCATACGCGTCGCCAGATTAACAGGTGTCCGGGAATCATAACGCTTCCACTGTGAAACCTGTGCCACAGGTTCATTTTGTTCTTTTACAGTAACCGATGCGTTGTCCGTCGTGCGAGTTAATGGTTTACCTGCGGCTAATGGCGAATCAGAGTGTTTGATTGATCCTAAGTAACGCGTAATTAACGCCACGAGTTTGTCTTCTGAGACATTACCGACAATGACAAACGTGATATCCGCTGGAGATGAAAACAACTGGCGATCGGCAGCCAGCGCATCTGCGGCAGTAAACTGTACAATCTGATTTTCTTGCAGTAATTTCGTGCGGTCATCAGCATAGCGCGTCTCAAACATCTGCTGGGCGAATTTCTCCGCTGGACGCTGGTCGAGCGTTTTCAACGCCTGAATTTGAGCATTTTGTAGCGATGCCCAAATATTGTCGTTAATCGTGCTGTGGGTGATTCGCTGGTTAATCAACTGAAAACCAGGTTCAGGGTTATTAGTCCGCGCGCTAACGGAGAGCAACGTATTCATGCCACTGACTTTACTGCTCATGGTTACCGAATTTTCCGCACTCCAGCGTTTCAGGCTGGAAGAGGAGAGCTCACCAACGCCGCTTCCGCTTACTGCTTTATTTGCCAGCGCGATAAGTGATTTTTGCTGCGCAGGGAAACTTAAATCGCCTTTATTCGATACGGCAGTAATTTGTAGCTTTTGCTCTTCACCCGCGGATTTTGCCAGAATAACCCTGGCACCATTGGAAAGTGTTAATGATGTCAGATTCTCAGCCAGCGTTTCTTTGCTGCTAATTTCCGCCTGTGGGTCAGCGTCTACTGTTAACGATAAATTTCTGCCTGGGAAGATGTAAGCCGCCAGCTTTTTGTTGGCGTACTCTTTTTCCAGCGCCAGGATAGCCGCAGGAGACAATGCTTTTTTGGCGGCAAGCTCATTGTTTACCATTTGCTCCCAAAATGCGTCCTGGTTCTTTCTTAACTGCTGCCATTTTTCCGCCAGACTTTGCACGGTAATTTGCTGCCACAGATGTTTCGAAAGTTGATATGTCTCTTCCGGCGACAAGAACGGCGTATTATTTAATGAGCTGGATGCCAGGCGACTGGTCAGCATACGTAAATCACGTTCAGCTTGCTGATCAACCGCATTTTTCAGCCAGGTGAGGCGGGTAGATTTGACATCATCGAGTTCTTCAGCAGAAAAACCATGCTGATCAATGGTTGCCAACTCTGCCATTAATGCATTCGCAGCATCCTGCATATTATCGTCTCGTGCATTTACACGGAAAAACAGCGACTGATAATCGGGTGCAAATTTAACGCTGCGCGCAGTGCCGCCAGAAATAGTCTTCAACTCGCCCGACTGTATGCGTTCCTGCAGACGTTGATTGAACAGCTGAACTAACATGCTCCATTCAGCTTGTTCGATAAAGCTTTGCTCATCGTTCACTTGTACCATTGGCAGGCGATAATAGAGTGCGATGCCGTTCACCCGGTTTTCTTTATCATTAATGATATTAAAGCGCAGGTGGTTTTCGGCTTTTGTCGGCCAGACGCGATTTTCAGCTGCTTTGTTAGCCGGAAGCTTACTTAAATTATCCTTTATCAGCGCCAGCGCTTCTTTACTGTCGATATCGCCGACCACGATAAAGGTCATATTATTTGGTTGATACCAGCGTTGATAAAATTGGCGCAATTGTGCCGGTGTGACCGTGGCGACAGTATCCATCAGGCCGATAGGTTCACGGTCTAAATTACGGGTATTAGCCAGCAGGAAAGGGCGGCGCGCCTGAGAGGTGCGCCATTTCGCATCCTGATGGGCACGCCATTCCTCAGTAATTACGCCACGTTCAGCGTCTACTTCGAGTTTTTCAAAGGTTGCGGCATTACTCCATTCACTGAAGATTGCCATCACTTGTTGCAGATTTTGTTTCTGCGTAGTCGGCAAACTCACCTGATACACCGTTTCGTCATAGCTGGTATAGGCATTAACATCGCGACCAAAACGCAGGCCCATTGACTCAAATGTTTCGATGACTTTATTACCCGGCCATGTTTTTGTGCCGTTAAACATCATATGTTCTACAAAATGAGCTACGCCGCGCTCATTGTCTTCTTCCTGCAATGAACCGGTATGAATTTGCAGCCATAAATTTACCTGATCCTTTGGATGAGCATGCGGATAAATCATATATCGCAAGCCATTGCCCAGTTGCCCGGTAATTAACTTTTCATCCTGCGGTAAGGCGGCGGCAATCAGCCGCCCGGGGAGCAACAGAGTTGCCACTAACGTCAGTAAGAAACAGAGGTTTCTCATAATTATCTCCATGCGAAAACCGGGCGAATTTACCCGGTTAAGTAAAATCCGAACTATTAAAATTTCATGCTGACATCAAGCCAGAAAGTACGGCCACTGGCGTAGGTCGCCACACCGGTATTCGTTGTATCAACAGCGGTTTTGCTATCCAATACATTGAGAATATCGGCACTGATCGTCAGGTTTTGTTGTTTCAGAAATTGTGGCGTCCAGGACAAGCGGGTGTCCCAGGTCAGGCTGCTATCCAGTTTTTCGTCAACATACTGCTTGTAATCTGAATATTCGCTGATGTATTGCGCATTTGTCTTACCCAGGATAATGCGAGCTTTACGCGCTTCTTGCCAGGCCAGCGTATTCGCCCACACTAACCCGCTCGGTTGATGCGTGAAATCCATGTTTAAGGAGATCTTTAATGGGTTATTAAAATCTGCCACTGGAACGCTATCGTAAGAGACCAGATTACCGTTATAAACCACCTGGTTATCACCGGTATTGCTCTCCTCATAACCATTGTTTAACGACAAGTTGCCCTTGCTCTTGATATAGCTAAAGACAATTTGTGGGTTAATATCTACCTGGCGGATATGCAGGGGTTCGGCCAGTTCAAAACTGAGGCTGAACGAATGCGTTTTGGTTTTGCCATCGTTGTTATATTCAGTAATGGTGGTTTTAGTCGCGCTGTCGGTACGACTGCTTTTGCTTATTTGATCATGCGCTTCACGGTAAACATAGTTTGCACGCGCAATAACGTTCTTACCGATTTTCTGCTGCAATCCCATTGCCAGTTCATCGTTATAAGGCGTTTTCAAATCCTGATAACGCGTCAGAGTTTTATTACCTGATACCGATTCCGTCCAGCTATTGCGGATATCACGTAATCCCATATCAAGAATATTCCCGCCATAGTAACGGTTATAACCTGCTGTAATCATTGAGGTTTGATTAGCAAAAATATCCCATTCCGTCATAAAGCGCGGGGAGATATTGTGGTTTGACAGATAGTTGTCATAGTCATACCGCACGCCGGGCATTAATGACACATTACGCCAGCTAATGCGATCCGCCATATACAGCGTGTAGTTGTCAATTCCCAGGCTGCCTTTACCTTTATGGTAAATGGTATGGTTAGTTTTCTTTCCGGCAGCATTAATCACATAGGATTCAGACTGGTTATGGCGTTCAGTCCACGCATCGGAATAGATGTATTCCGCGCCGAAGTAGGGTTGATGCGAAACATTACCCACGGCGAATTTTTGTCAGTCCAGGCGTGTTTTGAAGGTGTAATTATCTACAGCCTGGGAAATGTGTCCTAATCCGCCACGGGTGCAACGCCCTGTAATATCACCATATGTACATGAAAGTTCGGTGTACCAGATGTCATGATCGTGACGGGTATAATCACTAATATGATCCCAACCAACGGTGGTACGTAGTTTGGCCCATGCGAGCTGCGTATCCATATCCCATGCCAGACCATAGGATTTATTACCCATTTCGCGATCAGACTGCGGGAAGGTGCTGGTATTATAATCACGGCTGGAGCCGGTATATTTTAAGGTTAAATCGTGGGTAAAGCGGTCGCTGGCAAACCAGGTAAATTTGCTCAATGCGGTATCGATAACGTTTTTATACTGTGCCCGACCGGCGACAATGCCGTCATTCGAAACATAATCCGCGCGGGTGATATCAGACTGGCGGCGCGATAAACCGGCGGTAACGCCAAAGTTATCAGCGAGTTCCTGATTAAACGACAAGGTATAAAAGTTCTTTTTAAAATCTGGGGAGTAATAAGTACTTCCTGAAGAGCCTTGATTAAATGCGCTCTTGTTATTCTCATCGATATGCGATGTTAACCAGTCCGAACGCGTAGTGCGATAACCCAGTTTCACGCTGCTATCATCAGCGTTGAAGCGTTTGATCTTTGCATCAATTACCCCGCCATTGAAGCGACCGAATTCAACCGGCACAAAACTGTCATAAAGCGTCACATTGTCCAGTAAGCTGACATCAAGATAATACCCCTGTGACATCCCGCTAATATTGGTTGCACTACTGGCATCGGACTCATTCGCTGGGTTCAAGTTATTAGTGGCACTAATACCGTCAATCAAATAGGCATTCTGATAGGGCGACGCACCGTGAATAGAGATTTTCTCCGGGCGAATATCTCCCTGGTTCAACGAGGTACTTTGCGTTGAATCCATGCGTACCGCAGGGTTGGTTCTCAGCAGATCGCTGATATTGCCATTCCCGGTCGGTAAACGCTCGATGCTTTCACTGGTGTAATGCGTGTTGCCGTTTACGGGTACAGGGACAGGAGCATAGACCGTCATCTCTTCAAAAACATGCATGTACATGTTTTTGTCATCGACGGCCTGCGCCACATCAGCGCCACATAAAATGACGCCAGGAATAAGAACTCGCTTCATTTATTTATATCTCCGTACAGCAGGGCTTTTATTGTTTTTATAAAACCGCGCTAATGTCACAAATATCATCTGCCAGGTTCCAGACACCGGGTTGATGTGTAACCATAATGACGCCGCTTGTGGGTAGTTTTTCACGCACTAAACGCAGTAAGCGGATAGCCTCTTGTTCCTCAAGATGAGAGGTAGTTTCGTCAAGAAATATCCATTTCGGACGTCGTAAAATTAATCGTGCCAGGGCGATACGTTGTTTTTCGCCGCTGGAAAGAATATCTCCCCAGCGATCGTGGTCATGAATACGCGCAGCCAATTTCCCCAGACCAACCTGATGCAGTACTTCGCTCAACGATTTATCGTCTACGGGCAGGGGAAGTGCTTTACAAATAATCTCTTTCAGTAAGCCGCTTTTGATTAACGGTGTTTGTGACACATACCAACTGTCAGCAGGAGAAGAAATATCACCTTTAAACCACGGCCAGCAGTGGGATAATGTTTTAAGCAGTGTGGTTTTTCCCGCACCAGAGTAGCCTTTCAGTAATAGCCATTTGCCTGGCGAAACATGAAAGTTCAAGTTCTCTAATATGATCTTATTATCAGGCGTACGAATACTCGCATTAGCCACTTGTACCGCATGTTGGCAATTTTTAGGCTTATTCGTAGGGCGCTGTTCAGTGAGTTGATGGAACTCATACAAGCGATCGATAACCGCAGCCAGCTCAGCAAGTTCGTCATATTTATAAATAAACCAGCTTAAATTGTTCGATACCAGCATAAATGCCTGGCGCGATTTCATCAGTCCGCCCAGATTGATCTGCCCGCAAATAAACTGCGGCAATAACAGAAAGTAGGGAAGAACGCTAAGCGAGCGCGAATAAATATTCTGCCAGTAATCAAGCCACCGCTGACGATTCATTAAACGATGCCAGTTCTCTTTAATGGTATGAAAATTGTCGCTCAACTCCTGGCGTTGTAGAGACTCAGCATTGCTTAGCGCAATCAGTTCTGCCTGCTTATTATGCTGCACAAGATTTGTTCGAAATGTCGCTTCGCTACGTTGTTTTTCCACATTAAGCGGACGAATACGTTTACCAACCTTATGGGTAAATAAAGTTCCACCGATCACAATGAGCACAACGGTATAGACCATATACCCCTGGATATTCCATTCTGTTCCACCAACAGTGAATGAGAGCGTACCCGCGCTTTGCCAAAGAATAACGGTAAAGGTGATCAGCATGCTAAGTGACTGGATGAAGCCAAATGAAAGGCTGAGCGTTTTGCTGATCAGTAAGAGAATGTCTTCAGCGATACGTTGGTCAGGGTTATCTGTATTTTTATGCTCGCCGTAGATCTGCGTGAAGTAGTAGTTTTTATCTGCAAACCACCGATTAAGGTAGTAATCTGTTAACCATTCGCGCCAGCGAATAGTCAGTAGTTTAATTAACCATGTTTTGTTTACGGATATTAATACAAAGATCCCCAGCAGGGCAGGGAACCAAAGGACAAGCTGCCAAAGCTTATCGGTTTCTTTCTGGCTTAGCGCATTGAAAAAATCATTATTCCAGTCGTTTAACCAGACCTGAATTTTAACCACGCCAAGGATCATGGCGAGGATAATAATGATTAACAACACTGAAGTTTTATTATTCTTACGCAGCCAAAAGGGCTTCAGCAGACAGAGATACTTTGCTATCAACATACAAAACGTAATGGGAATGGTTATCATTAGCGAAAATTGATTGTGCCATCCAATGATTATCTATGGCAATGATTTACTGATGAAATTTATTTAAGTATCATTTAACAATATGAAATATAAAGGAATATTTCATTTTCAGTGGTTATGGTTATGCTATTGATAATCAAGGGTATTGCTAATGCCCTGACGCATACCACGTAAGCCAGGATTTTCGCAAGGGAAGATGATGATGACGAAACACCCGACAGGAATTTATGTCGGGTGCCTTGTTAAGGTCATAAGAAGGAGGCTAAGAATGGAGTTAAAAGAGAGCGTTATTAATTATTCTCCATTTGTTTTGCAACATCCATAATGTGGTAAAGCGGTACTCTGTTCTTAGCTAACTCCACCATGGCGTTCATATAAGGTACCATGGTTGAAAAAAGGATTTTATAACCTTCGCAAAAATAAGAAACAGTCTCATTGTTTACTTTAGTAATACGATGCTTAGGACAACCGCCATTGCAGATAGGTTTATATGCACATTGCTGACATTTCGCTGAAATCCGTTTTTTTTGCGCTGTCAGTTGTACACTGTTCATCGTTTTGAGTTCAGATTTATTAATGTTTCCAATTTTGTACTGTGGATAGACAAAATGGTCGCATTCGTAAATGTCTCCATTACTTTCAACAACCAGATTATCCTTGCAGGACTCCTGGAAAATACAACTTGTATGCCCATTCCCCAAAAAACGGCTGACAAAGCTTTCAAACTGACGAATGAAAATTTCACCCACATCGTTTTTAACCCATTGCATAAAAATGGTTGACATAAACTTGCCATAAGCCGTGGGAGGCACAGAAAAATCAATGATACGGAATGTGTTCTCACTATGACCACTGAAATCAATATTCGGCGTCCCGGTTTCGAGCAATTCGATAAATTGCATATGTTTACTGCCGATAGATTTTAAAAAATGATAAACCTCAAGAGGGTAATGGACATTAACGTTATTAATGACGGTTAACGTATTAAACTCAACTTGATATGATTTCAGACGCTCGATGGCTGCTATCACTTTTGCAAAAGTACCGTTACCTGAATTACTGCGTCTGTAACGGTCATGTAACTCCTGGGGGCCATCGATCGAGATACCAACCAGAAATTCATGTTCTTTGAGAAAGGCACACCATTCATTATTCAATAAAATGCCATTCGTTTGTAATGCATTAAAAATACGTTTTTGGCCTGCATAGCGTTGTTGATAGTGAATAACTTTACGGAAAAAATCCAGGCCAGCCAGAGTGGGTTCACCGCCTTGCCAGGTAAAATAGACCTGATTGCCAGACGCTGCGATATATTGTTTGATGAACTCTTTCAGAGTACTGTCATCCATCCATTTTTCATGAGTAAACTGCGACTCTTTTTCAAGGTAAAAACAGTAATCACATTTGAGATTACATTGAAAACTGGAGGGCTTGGCTGTAACGTGCATCGCTATCTCGCTCAATAAGGCGGCGGAAAATTCCGCCGCATGAAGGTTTAGTTATTTCGCTTCGCTTAGTGCTTTCTTGATATTGTTAAACTTCTCCTGATTTACCTCGCTAAGCGGTGGCTGGCTGCTGTCGATAAACTCTCTTACCACGCCTTGCATCTCTTTAACGACCTGCGGATTGGCGGCGGCAAGGTTATCTTTTTGCTGTAGATCCGTCAGTTTGTAGAGACCTAACTGATTGTTTTCTACTGTATAGACAAGCGAATAATCGTTATTTCTCACCGTATAAGAGAATTGGCTTAAGTCCTCAGTGTTGGGGTTATGCGGGTAATCGTCTGACTGATGGCGAACAAATTTGTGGTAATTATCCCAGAATGGAATATTTTCCTCGTCAAACCAGTGAGAATAAGAGGTTATCCAGGTCAGATTTTTATGTGGCTCGCCTTGTTTCTTATCTTGCAACCAGGGCAGCAAGGAAACGCCATCCAGCTTAAGGTCTTTTGGAATGCTGATATCGGCTGCATCAAGAGCTGTCGGGTAGAAATCCATTGCGGAAATCAGCTTGTCATAATTACCGGGTTGAAGTTTTCCTTTCCACCACATAAACATTGGGGTGTGAGTACCGCCAGGATAGGTCTGACTCTTATAGCCTTTTTGCGCCCCGTTCAGCGGCAGAGGACCATCGATAACCGCACCATTATCGGAGGTAAAGAGAATAATTGTATTGTCATACTGTCCGTTTTTCTTCAGTTGTTCGAGAATGCGTTTTACACCCTGATCAACAGAATAAACGGAAGCGTAGTAGTTATCTGCTGTTTGACTACCGGTATTAAATTGCTTCTGATATTGATCCGGTGCAGGATTATCATTTGGCAGGTGCGGAGCATTATAAGCCAGGTAAAGCATAAAAGGCTGGTCAAGTGTTTTGGCACGATCAACAACGCCAATTGCCTCATCGGTTAACTGATCGCTGATATAACCTTTTGCGGGGACACGTTCACGATTTTTGAACAGTGAAGGGGAGTTGTAATATGCCGTTCCTGCAGCGTGGAATCCCATAAAGTAATCAAAGCCACGGTTTTGAGGTTGCCATTCTTCCGCAGAAAATGTGGTGAAGTTGTCATGATAGTCACGCGTTTGTTTATCTTCCGGTACCGGCACATTACTGATTTTTGACAAGTGCCATTTACCTACTGCTGCAGTGTAATAACCATGATTCTGGAATAATTCAGGCAAGAAAGTTTCTGTTAGCGGAATACCATCCTGAGCATCGGTATTGGAATAGACACCAAAGCGGGCGGGAGCTCGACCGGTCATTATTGCGGCACGGGAGGGGCCGGAAACACCGTGTGCCACATAGCCGTTAGTAAACCGTACGCCTTCATCCATTAATGAAAGGAGCGTCGGCGTTGATTTTTGTGCAGCTTCAATGGCTTTATCTATCCCTATTTTGTAGGTATCGACAACTTCACGATTTTCCATTGTTTTTGGGTCAAAAGATCCCTTATCAAAAGGAAGTTGTCCATAACCAAGATCATCCATGGTTAGTACGATAATATTTGGCTTTCCTTTGGTACTGTATTCAGTCGGCGTAAAGTCTGAGAAAGCAACGTTTGTTTTGGTTGCTTTCAGCTTTACATCATCTGCCGCATGAGCAGCAAATGCAGCCATACCAGATGCCAGTATCAAAGATATCGAGGTACTTACGACACTTTTCTTTAATGCAGACTTCATAAATGTTCCTCTTCTTATTGTACTTAATTCCGAAGTAATTTTACGAAGAGAAATAAGTGGGTGTAAGTGAAGTTAGTCACATAAAGAGATAGCAGATTTAGCTAAAAAAAGGGAAATAACAGTCCATAAAGCGTTGACATTACTTTCTGTTCTACTAAGTAATTTCTTGCCGATAAACAACTAATCTATTGATATTTAATAAATTATTGCATTTTACTGACAAAATGCCGAATTGAGATCATAAATAATCATGCAACAGGTTATGCAAATGCATAAATATGTGATGAATGTCACTTATTTATTTCAATAAATATATCACCTAAAAACAACGCGGGGCAGGGAATGACTGCCCCATTTTTAATTTTTACGTAGGGTGCGTGGTTGACTACTCGTTAGCAAATAATCAAATAGCTAAAGCATTCATCGTGTTGCCCGTATTCATACCCATGTGACTTTGACAACGGTACTCCTTAGAAACTCTCTTCGGACTGTTGCCGAAATGTTTGCGGAACGCATAAATAAAATAAGATGTACTGGCATAACCACATTGTTCGGCAATTTTATTGACTGAACCTTCTACGCGTATCAAATTTTTTGCGTGCTGCATTCTGGCATCTAATAGAATCTGTGAGAATGTCGTTTGCTCTTGCTTTAGTTTTTTCTTCAACAGGCTTTCACTGATGTACAGGCAGTCACAAATATCTTTCAGCTTCCATGGGTGCGCCAGCTTCATGTTGACAATATTTCTCACTTTCCCGGAAACGGATAGCACACCGTTAGTTAATAGTGTAATGAAACCTTTGCATGCGGCAAAAATAGACAGGCAAGAAAAAAGCAAAAGTTCTGAAAAATTATGATGATTGCGTTCTTCCGAGTTGAGATAAGCAATCATTTCATTAAGCAATCCAGTCGGTACATTTGAAGCACGTAAAAACTTCGCAGGAACAGGCATCGTCACTGTCTGGATGTTAGTGCATTGTAGATATTTTTTAATGGTATTTTCATTAAATCCGATTTCTTTAAAATGCCGCTCATAAGGTTCAAAATGTGTACGAACAGCGTTATCTACCATCAGGATCTCGCCGTCAGAGAAGGCGTAATCTTTATCTAAAATGTTAGCGTTGAAAGCATGATGAATAAATATGACAGAACAAACGAGCGACATTTTATCTCCTTAAAACAATAAAGTTTTTATCGATACTTTGTTAACATTTCAGATTTATAATTTGCTGTTTATTATCAGTCTTGCAAACTATTGATAATGAAATGTGTAAGATCTCTTGCAATGCGACCCATTTCTGAAATACCCAGCTGATCAATTGCCGAAAAAATGGCTATCAACGTAAGGGTCAGTAATAAGACAACCACAATTACAGACATGATTTCTTTATAGTTGTCTCTTTGCGTGATTTTGTTTTTCACTGTGGTCGCATGCATTTCAAATATGTTTATTTAGCGGATAACGTTAAAAATCGTTAATCAGTATGCTTAATATAACAGGCTGGAGAAAAGAGGAAATAGGACTGGCACTTCAGTACTGAGCGGAGTTTCTTACAGCTGTAGGCAGAGGTTTATATCTTATAGTATGTAGTTTAATTTAATCCATGTGAGCAAATTGCGCGATAATAGTCAATGAGGGATTCTTCTGCTGTGCGGATGACAGCAGAAGAAATGAGAAGAGGCATTAATTTGATGGTTCTAATTCAACCGGAATACTTTTATAGCCAGGAATGCCACTTAATGGATCGTGGTTATCGAGTGTTAGCATGTGATTCGATTCTGGAAAATAGGTCACCAGTGAGCGGTCAGCCATAGGGTAAATGACCACTTTTAATCTATCCATGCGGCGTGAGCTACGTTTACCGTCTGGCGTGAGCGCAATAAGATTAACTCTTTCGCCGTTTTTTACACGGCAAATTTTAGCTTGTTTAGCACTCATAAAGACCACATCTCGTTGACCGAATACCCCTCGATAGCGATCATCCATACCATAAATCGTCGTGTTGTACTGATCGTGGCTGCGTACTGTCGCCATGACCAGCTTACTGTTAAACGCTGAAGAGGGATCTTCTAACAGCCCTTTGCTGGTAATGAAATTAGCCTTACCTGACGGCGTCATCCAGCGCCTTTCAGCAGCTGCATTTATCAGGTGAAAACCACCGGGATGACGGATGCGTTGGTTATAGTCGGCGAACTCTGGCAGCACAGCTTCAATGTCATTGCGAATGCGATCATAATCTTCCACCAGATACTCCCAGGCTACCACGCTCTGGGGTAGTGCTGCCTGCGCGATTCCCGCGACCACTGCACACTCTGATTTCAGCATTACACCGGCGGGTTTTAACACGCCACGCGAGGCATGAATCATCGACATTGAATCCTCAACGGTTACCGCCTGCGCACCGCTTTTTTGCATGTCAATCTCGCTACGTCCCAGAACCGGCAGAATATAGCTATGCCGTGCGGTCAGCAGATGAGAGCGGTTAAGCTTAGTGGCTACGTGTACCGCCAGATCTAATTGCGTTAACGGTACAGCGCTCGCTTCCCGATCTGGCATTGCCAGTGCAAAGTTGCCCCCCATGCAGATCAATGCTCGAGCCTGCCCTGTACATATTGCTTGCATGCTGGCAATTGCAGCATGTCCAGGTGCTTGAGGTGGTGTGAAGCCATAGCGCTCACCCAGGCGAGCCAGAAACTCTGCAGACGGTTTCTCGGTGATACCGACGGTTCGGTCGCCCTGTACATTAGAGTGGCCACGTAGTGGGCAGATACCCGCACCAGGCTTGCCAATGTTACCTTTCATCAACAGCAGATTGACCAGTTGCTGTACATTCTGGGTACCATGTTCGTGCTGAGTGATCCCCATTCCGTAACAGATAATGGTGCGTTCGGCAGCGGCATATGCGTCAGCCAGTTCGGCGATTTGTGTCTGACTTAGTCCAGAAATACGTTCGATATCTTTCCACTCGGAATTGAGAACGTCACGGCGTAGCTCGTCAAAGCCGACGGTATGCGTTTGAATAAATTCGTCATCAAGCAATGAGGGCCGACCTGCGGCACTTGCAGCATCATCGCGCTCAATTAACAGGCGCATCATCCCCTTGAGCAACGCCATATCGCCACCAATGCGCACGTTGTAGTAGGCACTGGCCAACTGAGTCTCAGAGTTCGTCAGCATTTCAAACGGGTTTTGCGGTGCGGTAAATCGCTCCAGGCCACGTTCCTGTAGAGGATTGATGGCGATCATTTTCGCTCCCCGTTTCACTAAAGCGCGCAACGAAGTCAGCATGCGAGGGTGGTTTGTACCAGGGTTATGCCCAATGCAAATGACTAAATCGCACTTCTCAAAGTCTTCCAGCAACACAGTCCCTTTACCCACGCCGATACTCGCTGCCAAACCCACACTGGTCGGTTCATGGCACATGTTGGAGCAGTCGGGAAAGTTATTGCTCCCGTATTCACGGGCAAAAAGCTGATAAAGAAAGGCAGCTTCATTGGAAGTGCGGCCCGAAGTATAGAATTCAACCTGATTGGGATCACTATAGCTTTGAAGGCGTGCGCCAATTTCGTCGAAAGCTTGTTGCCAGCTTAATGGCTTGTAACAGTCGCTGACGGCATCATATTTCAAAGGCTGAGTGAGACGTCCCGCAGCCTCAAGCTCGTGATCTCCCCAGGTAAGTAATGATTGAACCGTATTCTCAGCAAAGAAAGAGGCATTTACCTGCTTATCCGTGACTTCCCAGGCGATTGCTTTTGCGCCGTTTTCACAAATGTCGAATGACGCACTGTGCTTAGGATCTGGCCATGCACAACCCGGACAGTCAAAGCCCTCTGGCTTATTCATGTCAAACATGGCAATAACATCCTGGCGTATATCCATCTGCTTACGTACTGCATTCGCTACGGATTTAACAGCACCCCAACCACCTGCAGCACCCTGGTAGGATTCAATTTTTTTCTTCATCTACTTATCCTGTGTGGAAATGAATTATTAGGATTTGTAATAGCGATGATGCACAGTACATACAAAGGGATTATCGCCAACATGGATATATAAGAGTAGGGGACTACTCTCTTTCTATTTTTAATCTATTATCGTTAAACAATAGATTAAATACGATAAGTTAAGCATCATCTCTCATAGTGTTTAAATTAACATATTTTTCAATATAAAAAATAAGACTCTGGCTTCAATTGTGCGCGGATTTTCTTACAGGTGTAGGATAATAGCCTTCACAAAATAATTATCCGCGCAATTTTCGTGAATGGAGCGCATAGACTAAGATCAAAATCACAATTATTCATAGATAAAAGTGACACCAATGACTGACTGGACGGTTCCGGCTGCAACCTTGTTTCCTGTTTGTCCATAGGTTGCGCTTAAACCCAGAGGTACTTTGCTTTTATTTACTGTCCCCAGGGAGACATTTTCTCCCGTAGCCAGTATTTTTCCATTACGCATCAGAGAGACACCCACTCCCGATGCTTTTGTTGCATCAGGTGCTGTGTTAGCAAACACTTGTCGGCTACTGTCAGTGGTGGCACCCGAAAGATAAAATGAGAGCTTTTGTTCGCTTGAGCAATATACGCCAAGGGGTATTTCTGCGCTTCCAGGAAAGTCCGGGAGATCCACAGTGACATTACGACTATCAACGGTGCAGCCGCCTGTTGGCATAACAACATTGTTATTTGAAATAATATTCCACGTAAAATTACGCGGATTTCCGCTTCCTAATGTTGCAATTTTATACATATGAATACGAGCAATGACTTCCCCCGCTTTTATGACAACTCCACCGGCCGCCCCAACTGGGGTAATATAGAGTTTTAACGGTAATGGCATCGGTCTCTTATCACCAATATCCAATACGTTGGTATTTGTCGTCAACGGGAAGGGGTAGGTCACATTATTCCAGTACAGCGATCCTTTATATGACTGTAGGGAGCCTGCGAAAGCTGAGCCTTGTACCAGGTTTATATGATCAGTGTCGTACCAGCCGCCGTAATCATTCCAGCAACTTATATGCTGAGACAAGTCTACAACCAGATTCTGGCCCGGCTGTATTACAGGGTCGAGATTAACATAAACAGAGGTTGTACCTGCTCCAATACTTGACCCGCCATCGACATTACAACTGAAGGCAAAAACTTTGCCTGCCATTAATAGAAGATAAATACCGAACAGGACCTTTATACTGATTGTTTTACCCATGATATATCCTAAGGTTAAAAATTGATTTAAAAAGAAGGCTAAGAAAATCGAATCGACGTTATTGCCAGGTGTAGATCACATTGATTAGCGCCTCGATCGTTCCCTGGCTTGCGTTTCCATTCACCGTGATAGCTCTTGCCTTAAGTGGAAACTGTGCATTACGAGTGATCTCATCAACAATAACCGTTTTGCTATCGCCATTTTTTAACGCAGCATCCTGGTCATCCCTCAGCTCTATCTGAATATTTTCGGCAGTACCTTCATTTTTGTAATAACCCGTATTGTCAGTTGAACCTGTCACGATTGCCGTCACTGCACTTGTTTCAACCGGACAATCGGTTAATGACAAAGTAATATTGTGCCAGCCAGATGCAGAACCAGGTTGTTGCAGATTGCGCGTATAAAGATCCCCGAGATTAACGTTAGCTTCTTTGGTTTGAATAGTGCAGGGTTTAGCGACTACCCGACCATTAACAGTGATAGTGACATCGGCGGCCTGGAGAGTTGCTGTGAATAACGCGCAAAACGTAGCTAACAGGAACCTCTTGTGAAGTCTTTTCATATCTGACTCTGATTATTGAAATTCAAGGGTAAAGGTTGCCGAAGCCCTCACCAGTCCCGGATTGACGGACTTCTGAGTTGACTTCAGACGAGCGGAGTAAGGCAAAATATTGTTCTGTTCTGGTACCAGTGGGATCCACTGCATCCCGGCATGAAGGTCATTCAGTTTCACCGGACGCATATTTGCGTCCAATATTTCTATACCCAAACCGGAGGCCGTATTGCTTCCTTCATCCAGTTTCAACAAAGTATTATTTTCTGCATCCTCAATACCGTTAAATGCAACCCGAACCCCCGTTGTCCCTTTGCTGCATTCACTTAACGTAATCTGAAAAGGGACGACTGGACTTGTGCTACCGGTCGTTGGAAATTGTCTGGCACTGTTTTTTTGGAGATCTACGGTAAAATTAAGCGAATCCGATGAGACTGTGCAGCCATAATCGAGGACGCGCCCGCTAATTTTAATAACGCTATCTGCGGATAAAGCAGAATAGGTGGTTAACCCCAGACATAAACCGAGGAAAATAATGTTATTGTATTTCATAATCTATTGTTCCTTAGCGACAGATTGCTGTCTGCTGGTTCAGTAAGGTACCAGGAGAAACTTCAGGAAGCTTGTACTCGACAATACAGTTTGAGTTTTTATCTTTGCCCCATGAAACCTGTAATTTCCCTGACTGTGGAAGTCCAGTCAGATAAACCTGACCGTTTTCTGCGACAATGCTGCCATTTTTATTCTCTCCGTGTGTGACAATTGCACCGAATGGAACGCTCTTATTACCGTACTTCAACGTCATTAATACTTTCCCGCCGATTTGTGCATTAAATGTTGCTCTGGCAATAGCACCGTGAGTTGGGATGACAGTGACCACGGTTTCATCCAGTTCAACATTATCTGCAAGGGAATTCGCGTTAAGAGCAACACGGTTTTCTCTATATTCTGTCGCAAATGGTAATATGGCATAGCCACGCCAGTCGGTATGAATTCCGGTCTGGTTCTCTATTTTGACATTATCAGCGCCAGGAGCCTTAACCAGAACCATTGTGTCGCCCAGCGGCTGTCCAAAGGTGATGCCATCAGCATGAGCAATAATCCCACCACTCATTCCGTAATAAATCTGGCTGCTGTCACCATTCCGACTGTAACCGACATTCGTATTACCGTAAGCTCCACGATAATTAAGAGAACTGTAACCACTGGTGCCAGACGATGTATTACCTCCGTGGGTGTTACCGACCTGAACGCTATAATTCAGGTTATTATCCGGCAGCAGAGTGCCATAAACCCCCGATAGATTGGTCATGCCGCCTTTCAAATCGTTTGACATACTGTAACTGGCGTTTGAATTACGAAATGCCGACTGACTGTCTGTACGCATCCAATGACTGAAGGGAACATTAAGCGTAAAAGCGAGTAAATGATCCCGATCGTTTTGCCATATATTATTGGAATAGCTGTAATTCAGCGAAGTCGTAATATCACCAAACGGCACATTTAATCCAAATGATATTTGCTGGTCGCTGCGTGACGTGTTCCAGTAACTTTGGCGACTGGCACTGAAAAATGTCGTACCGTAATTTCCAAGCTGCTGAGAGATGCTTATTTGTTCCTGACCACGCTTACTGTAGAATAGATTAAAATAATCAATAAATTGTGTCTGCTCATTGGTGTCTCCGGTAGGAGGCTTGACGGTGTAACCACTCATTCGACTGTAGGCACTGTCGGATAAGTTATAAAAACCTTGCGTAGAATAGCGATATCCTGCGACCTGGATATTGGTTCCTGTCTGGTAGAAGGATTTGCTGTAGACGGATTTAACCGATTGCCCGCTGTGACGGGTGCCATCTGCAAGTGTCGTATTGGCCTGCGTGATATCGAAAGAAAAGGCACCAAAAAGTCCTAAATCTTTACCAATACCAAGGTTGAAGGCCTGATAATCTTCTGCAATTTGCATTCCGCCATAAGGTGTCCAGTTTCCTTCCAGTCCATGCATCAAGCTACCTTGTATGAACTTGGGGGAGCTTTGCAGGTTATTTCCACTACGATATTCCCCCATGGCAAGCGCATAACGCGTATATCCAGCACGTTGGAGAACCGGAACAGACGAATAAGGAACATATAATGTCTGAATACTGCCGTCTGCCTCTTTTATGGTTACTTGCAGATCACCACCATTGGCGGCAGAGTTGATATCATCAATAGTAAAAGGGCCGGGTGGAACAGTAGTCTGATAAACATCGTATCCGTTCTGTTTTACACTCACTTGTGCGGTGCCACGGGCAATACCATGAATCACCGGAGCGAAACCATGTTGGCTATCGGGCAACATCGCTTCTGTTGAATTTATTTTGAGGCCACGAAAGTTCACACTATCAAAAATATCGCCATCGGTATAACTATCACCTACCGTTAACCGTGAGCGTAAGGGAATAATGTCACGTTCAGCCGACGTATTGATATGCTGCCATTTATTGCTGTTAGATGAATTGCTACTCCCACTGTTATAACTCCACGTTGAGTTATCGCGCAGTCGCCAACTACCAATGTTGATGCCACTCTGTAAATTCAAATATGCATAGTTGGATTTTCCTGCATTATGGTTACTACGATTATTAATGGAATTACCATTAAAACTATGATTTAGAAGCCCAGCATTTATTCCTTCTTCCCACAGTTCAGGAGAAACATAGCCGCGAGCCATTCTGCCAACATAAATTTGCGGAACGGAGAGTGACAAATGTTGCTGACCAACATCAAACTCAGTTGATGCGTCGGCCAAACGATCCTGAAGTGGTGTGCATGCGCTGTTGTCCGGCACATGTTTTTCTGCAGAATGTTCCTTATTGTCTAATAACGCAGATTTTTTTATGCCAAGACTGACAAGAAGGTCTGTACTCAGACATGGGATGAGATCTGCGTTATTATCATCTGCAATAAAAGTAATATCCCGACTAGTCATAAATTCGTCGTTCAAATAAATGTCGACCCGATATGTACCAGGTGGTGCCTCGCGTCCCTTAGTAAAGGCGGATAAATCGACAGATTCAGCAAGATCATTGCTTAAAAACCGTGGATTAAAATAATACTCTGCATCAACGGGAAAAACCGCAGTTGCTAAGCCAAGGGCAATGGTAAGCCGTGCAAAGCGTGGTAGTATTAACACCTGATGCATACGATATGCCTTAAATGCGGCACGAAAGGCTGTCATTATTAATTCCGATTGAGTTTATTATTAATTAAGTCACTGGCTTACTGCATGGTTGCCTTAATACGCGGAGTTAATGCACCGTAATCATTGATCGTCTGAAAACTGATATCCCCGGTTGCAGCATGCGGGATATCCACCGATACTTCACCTTTTGGCGGCACCATGGTGTTTGGGAGATTGCTATTTCCTGCTTTCATATTTGTTACGGTAATGAAGTAGGGCGTTGGATTAATAAGAGTGAGTTTGCTACCGCTGCGACGAAACCGAAGCATTGCTGGCGCTTCTTCAGGTGCCATTGCCAGGTTCGTGGGGCGATAAAACATTTTTATGCGGCTAATAATTGCCAGCTGTAATGTATTCTCATTCTTCTGGTCTTTTTCCATAGCAGGAATAGCTTTAACATTCACCCAGAACAGGCTTTCACGGTCGCCTGGTAACTGATGATTAGTAGCGTTGATTATCCGCAGCGTATTCTCTTTTTTACCTTGCATGGAAAAAAGCGGTGGGGTAATGACAAACTGGGTGTCTGATCTTACCCAGCAATAGTGGACACGCGGCTAAGTGAGTAAACTCTCAGTCAGAGGTGACTCACATGACAAAAACAGTATCAACCAGTAAAAAACCCCGTAAACAGCATTCGCCTGAATTTCGCAGTGAAGCCCTGAAGCTTGCTGAACGCATCGGTGTTACTGCCGCAGCCCGTGAACTCAGCCTGTATGAATCACAGCTCTACAACTGGCGCAGTAAACAGCAAAATCAGCAGACGTCTTCTGAACGTGAACTGGAGATGTCTACCGAGATTGCACGTCTCAAACGCCAGCTGGCAGAACGGGATGAAGAGCTGGCTATCCTCCAAAAGGCCGCGACATACTTCGCGAAGCGCCTGAAATGAAGTATGTCTTTATTGAAAAACATCAGGCTGAGTTCAGCATCAAAGCAATGTGCCGCGTGCTCCGGGTGGCCCGCAGCGGCTGGTATACGTGGTGTCAGCGGCGGACAAGGATAAGCACGCGTCAGCAGTTCCGCCAACACTGCGACAGCGTTGTCCTCGCGGCTTTTACCCGGTCAAAACAGCGTTACGGTGCCCCACGCCTGACGGATGAACTGCGTGCTCAGGGTTACCCCTTTAACGTAAAAACCGTGGCGGCAAGCCTGCGCCGTCAGGGACTGAGGGCAAAGGCCTCCCGGAAGTTCAGCCCGGTCAGCTACCGCGCACACGGCCTGCCTGTGTCAGAAAATCTGTTGGAGCAGGATTTTTACGCCAGTGGCCCGAACCAGAAGTGGGCAGGAGACATCACGTACTTACGTACAGATGAAGGCTGGCTGTATCTGGCAGTGGTCATTGACCTGTGGTCACGTGCCGTTATTGGCTGGTCAATGTCGCCACGCATGACGGCGCAACTGGCCTGCGATGCCCTGCAGATGGCGCTGTGGCGGCGTAAGAGGCCCCGGAACGTTATCGTTCACACGGACCGTGGAGGCCAGTACTGTTCAGCAGATTATCAGGCGCAACTGAAGCGGCATAATCTGCGTGGAAGTATGAGCGCAAAAGGTTGCTGCTACGATAATGCCTGCGTGGAAAGCTTCTTTCATTCGCTGAAAGTGGAATGTATCCATGGAGAACACTTTATCAGCCGGGAAATAATGCGGGCAACGGTGTTTAATTATATCGAATGTGATTACAATCGGTGGCGGCGGCACAGTTGGTGTGGCGGCCTCAGTCCGGAACAATTTGAAAACAAGAACCTCGCTTAGGCCTGTGTCCATATTACGTGGGTAGGATCACGCAGGGGTCGGCCCATTTGAGCTTCAGATAGGAACGTTTGAATTCCTTTCACAAAATACATCACATACTGAACGTGAACATTCCCACTTTGATCTTAAGGCCAAAAAGTATGCAGGACTAATGATTTTTAGGGATAGCTTGAGAGTATTACCTTATGGTCGAGTAGATAATGATTTCTTCCAGATAGAAGAAAGACGTTCATGGAATGCTGGGCGATATTATTGGTCTAATAGAAGGATTTTTGGTTATATTGGAATTACTCAATCCAGTAATAAAGAGCTGAAAGATAAGTCGGGGAGAGAGGGATTCATAAGAAACCAGGCTGCAAGAGAACTGAAAACTATTATATCTAATTTGTTAACTGAACTTGCTGATAGATTTTTTGGTTCACGTTCTGATGACCGTAAAGAGCTTTTAGAACAAGTTAAGCGTGAAAAAGAGTTAAGAAAATCTGCTCAACAACAAGCTCGAAAATCAACACAAAAAAGTTTTTCAGAAGCTTTGAAGAATCAGACACCAGTTCTTGATGCTTCCTTGGAGGCTGTTAAAAGGCTGAAAACTAAGCTTGATAAAACTGATGGTTCGTTAGATTTAAACTATCTTAAAATTATAGACAGTGATCTTACAAACTTAGATGCGTTGCGCAGTGAAATTAAAACGCCTATCAAACCTCCAAAACTTGGAATGTATGAAGAGAAATATAGAGACTACAGAGATAAATTTAATGAGTTCTCTGCGTATATTCTACAAATGAAGTTAGCAATTAATAAACTTGATTCTGAATTAAATAAACTTGAGCCTTCATTGTCAGCGAAAAATCACCTTGAAAAAAATCAAGGTATTATTAATTCTAAACTAACTAAGTTTAATAACACGATAGAGGAGAAGATACATTCTCTTTTAAAAAAATGGGCCGATGAAATAAAGGTTGATCGAAGTGATTATTATGCTAAAACTATATCAGTTGTTGATTCAATAGATAATGATTCACAAATTGAAAATGTGTTTAATTTGCTCGATAGTTTATATGTTGAGTCAGTTGATACCCTAACTTTCAAATATCAATCAATAATAAAAGGTCTCGATAGATTATTTGAAGGTATAAACTTAGATTCAGCATTCTCATTATCTGAAGAAGAACGCTCATATTTTGAAGAAAAAGCTAAAAGTTTAAACGCGCTTGCACAGTTAGGTATTAGTGTTGAGATAATATCTCATGAACTTGAAGAAATGGATTCTATGGTAACCAGAGGACTAAACTCTCTTCCTACTTCTGTAAAAGAACACCCTGGTTTTTCATTGGCGTTAAATGCTCACAGATCGCTTACTCAACAAATACGTTTCTTATCACCTTTGAAAATATCAGGTTATCAATCCAGGCAGAGAATAACTGGAAAAAATATCATGGATTATGTCCTGAAGTTCTTTGGGGAGCGTTTCGAACGGCAACGAATAACTATTGAATTTAGTGAAGAGTTTAAGCAAATCGCAATAACAGATATACCATCAAGGATCTATCCTGTTTTTACTAATATTATCAACAATGCAATGTATTGGGTCAGTCTGTCAAATAATAGGCTCATAAAGATTGGTTTTGTGAATTCTTTGGTTATCATAGCAAATTCTGGTCCGGCAATTGATACCGATGATATCCCGCGACTATTTGAACTATTTTATAGCAAAAGAGCAAATGGACATGGGGTAGGTCTGTATCTATGTCGAGAAAACCTTGCTGTTGCACATCATAAAATATGGTATTCAGAACCTGATGAAGGCGATAACTATTTAATAAAAGATGGCGCTAATTTTGTGATCCAGTTCAATGGAGTGGAGTTCTAATATGACAGTGGCAAATTATAATTCTCTTGTCCAGAAAACTTTCTGCGAAAATGCAATTCGTTCCGTTGTCATGATTGATGACGATTTTCTGACGTATTCTGAATCAATCAGGGCGTTGAATAACGAAGTTGATTTAGACTACAACAAAATTGACTCATCTAAACGAGCCGCTACTCTTGAGAGCTTTTTTCAATCTAAAAATATGATTTGTGATGTTGACAATGGTTCTGTTAATTTCGATGTGGATCGGATTAGAAAATCAGATCTTATTATTGTAGATTATCATCTTGATAATAATGCACCTGATAAAACACTTAAACTATTACAAGATTTGAAAGACTCCGATCATTTAAATATGATTGTAATATATACTAGAGAGAATTTAGAAACGGTTTGGATGCAGATATCATCGACTCTCAAAGGTGCTCTGGATATCAACAGCTTGATCATTGACTACGATAATGAAGATGTCCAAAGTTATTGGGAAGACGTTGTATTACCGAACTTAAATGATAATGGTAATAAAGCTCTCACAAGAGATGAAACAATAGCCTATATTAAAGACAGTAAGCCTTGTAGAAGAATTAAAAGATTAATACATGATGATGCTGTGTTGGAGGATCAAAAGGATAAAAACTTCATTGCAAAAATGATTGCAGAATATGCTGTGTCTAGAAATGCAATTATTTCTAGCAACACATCTGGCAATGTCATTCGGGGTGATGAAAGCGGAGTAAAATGGATTCAATGTGGTAATATCTTTGTCTCCCTATTTCATAAGGTTCAAGATGATCATGAAAACGATGGAGATAGGATTTGGCAAACTCTCAATGATTCTCTCATTGAATGGAAACCATCTTATTATCAGTTAATAAAATCTGAAATTCAGAATGCAATCGAAGCTGAGGCTTTATCTTTTGTAAATCATTTGGCTAACGATCATTACGGTCAAGCTGCGTGGTTAAATGAGATATTAAAATCAGACTCGCCTGATATTAGATGTAGAAATATTGACTTTGTATTTGGTAATTTATCAGAAGAGCTTTATCAAAGACTTAAAAATAATAATACGCTGGATGAATTTATCAAAAGTGTTTTTGATAGCTATTCAAATGAATACGCTAACAGCGGAGTTGCTGCATTGCTCCAATATTGCTCTTCAAAAATGGATCTGCCATCAAATAATGATACTTATCACGAAATGTATCATGCTTTAAATATGAATTTGTCTTCAAAGAATTTTGAAGATGGTCATATTTCTACTGGCACTATTTTCTTTGATACAGAGTCGAACAAATGGTATTTATGTGTATCTGCGGCATGTGATTTGGTTCCTACTCAGGGTAACGACCCTCACCATGTAAGATTAAGTCCGCACAGGCTCATTAAAGTTCTGGAGCTTTTTAACGCCAGTCAGAGTAAAGCATTGCCATTTGCTGAACATTCGAAATATATATATGTAATGCATAAAAATCAAAGAAAATATCTCTCTATTTTCGAAGGGGATAAAACGCTTCCTGTTGTTGATTATATGGTGGTGTTGAATCATGGAACAACAGTTGATGGCGAAGAAAAAAATATTATTTCTGCCGTGTTTTTAAGTAATATGGATGGCAACGTGCAAAATGTTCCTGTCCGACTCAAACTTAAATCTCAACTGAGAACTGGTTATGCAGAAAGATATCAGGCTATAGCGTCTCAGTATAGCTCAAGGATTGGTGTGGATTATGTATCAATGATGCTACCATAATTATTATATTTTAGGCGTGGTGATTTTTTTTTCGCCATGCCTATTTTATATTTATCATCACAATGATGTTGTTTATTTTTGTTTAAGTCTTCTAAGCTTCATGCATTCTAATGAGAATAATAATAGAGTTGTGCTGTATATAAAGCCAGAGTTAGTTAATAACTTTAAATTTAATGCTTCAGGATTTTCACTGAGAAAGTGAAAGGCATAAACTAAGTATACAGCTAAAGTAGCCGTTCCAATTGTTGGTCCAATATCGCCTTGATCATGAGGTTCAAGGTTTACATTGAACTTGAAGATTAGCCATTCAAATCCCCAAGTAAAAAAAACAACTAATATCATGGCTGCGAATAATTTCGCGATGTTATCTGCTGATGGATTCATCAGAACAGATTGTTTCTGAAAAAATTCACAAAGTGAGAGTCCGAAAAAAATAAAAAAAAGTGGTCTGGAACTAAATTTTTCAAAAACTTTGAATAGGGTTTCCATTTTCTTTACCTTCAGGATTATATTAGCTATTCTGATACTTAGGCTACCAGAGCATTTGATCTTTGAGCTTGAACGTAATCACTCCACCATTGCATCAAACTCTGTCGCTCTATCAGATATTCTGCACGATTGTATGCTGCGATAATTTCATCTTTTTTCGAGTGGGCAAGCGCTGCCTCAAGAACTTCAGCTCTGAATTTACCAGACTCCTCTGCCGCTGTTCGTGCAATAGAACGCATACCGTGAGCTACAAGCTCGCCTCCGAACCCCATTCGGATGATAGCTGCGTTGGCTGTTTGTTCATGCATATGATTAAGAGGCGCTTTTATGCTGGGGAAAACCCATTCTCTATGCCCACTTATTGATTTCATTAATTCAAGGATGCGCAAAGCTTCTTTACTCAAAGGAACTTTGTGAAGCTTTTTCATTTTCATGAAATCAGCAGGAATGTTCCAAATGCTGTTGGTTGTATCAATATCAGACCACCTTGCGCGAACGGCTTCACCCGGACGAACCCATGTCAACAATTGCCATTCAATTAGCATACGTGTTTCCAACCGGATTGACGCATTCGTCAAAGATTCCATAAACCTTGGCAATTCGCTTGGGGGAAGGGCAGGCATATTTTGCTTTTTTGGTTTACTGAATCTTTGACCAAGGTTGTCAGCCGGGTTGAACTCAATAAGTTCTTCAGTAGCTGCCCACCGGAAGATTTCATTCAGACGTGAAATGATACGGCGTAGAGTTTCCAATACGCCTCGTTGCTCAATAGGATCAAGGTGTTGTTTTAAGAGCTTAGGTCGGATCTCATTGATAGGGACATTACCCAGACCGGGAAAGACATTTCTCTCTAAGCTGCGCCAGATGTCTGCTGCATGGTCTTGTGAGATACCTGATGTCTTTACCTTCTCATCTAACCATTTCCGCGCTACGGCTTGGAGAGTGTGCTCAGTAGCACTCTTTAATGCCTTCGCCTTATCGTTGTTATGGATTTGGGGATCAACACCATTTGCCAGAAAGGAGAGATATTCATCACGTAAGGCTCTGGCTCTTGCAAGGGTAAGGTGAGGATATGTCCCAAGGCTCATTTTGGTTCTTTTCTTGCTCACTGGTACTGTATACCTGAAATACCAATTTTTCTTGCCTCCTTTCGCCAAAGGAGCGATTCGTAGAATCAGACCATCACCGTCAAACAAGTTGATTTCTTTATCGGCTGGCTTGGTGCTTTTGATTTCAGTGTCAGTGAGCTTCTTAGCGATTTTTGCCATTTTGGGACCCTCGGTTTTTGGACCCTTCTTAGTGGGTCCCATTCAGGGTGCCATAACTCGTAGTTCTCAGCAATTCTCACTGGACGACAATAGACGTAAAAAAGCCCGCAGAGCTTGTGCTGTGTGGGCTTAGTAGACTTCATTGAACTTCAAACAACTAAAAAGTGGTGGAGCTGGCGGGAGTTGAACCCGTATCCGAAAAATTCTTAACCAATTGAATATTAATGATTTTTCTAATTTAAAATACCTCACGTGCATTTTACGTGCATATTGTAGTACCTCTAACGTCCTGATTCTGTCCAACATTTTGAAGTGTTTAGGCGCCACTGGGGCGGTGATTAGCGCTGTTTTGTGCTGTTCATAGCACTTCAAGACTATTCAATTCAGAGCAATCGTTGAAGAATTACCCGTAAGGTAATATCATACTATTTAGGTAACTGCGGTTATCACCATCAAGGGCCACTGATGACGCTGTTATCATCAGTGGCTTTTTGTACCTTCACTGCACAGCCAGTGAAGTGTTGAGGAGACTAGCATGAGAACAGTAGCGAGAAGATCGATACAGACGATTGAGCGTCGGACTCAACTCGTCAGTTCTTTTGTTGACTCAAACACAGCAAACGAGTTCTTCGTGAGAAGACTGAGTGATCGTGTCTCCCCGGCACGTCAGCTGTTTATTGTGACATTGAACAATGAGGTTCGTGACGGTGACGTGATCCCGTTCGCTGAGATCGCCATGAACAAAGAAAAATTGCGCTATGTTGTGAAGCCAGCAGATCAGTATCCTCAGTATGTAAGCAGTAATCTGCTGAAGAAAATTGAAGCGGCAATTGCTCTATACATGCAGAAGAACTACAGGGAAATTAACTACCATTAAAAGGTTGCTGAATGGCTCCTGCGTTAATACCTTCATATAACAAGGACTTGAACATTACGCCATTTGGCGAAAAACGTCTTATTGAGTCATTCTATTTTTTCACTGCCGAGGCTGGCTTACTGAGGGCTGATGAGTACATTGTCAGTTCTGGTGAGTTTCAGTACTACTTGGATGTGTATCAACTGGGATGTTCCACCGACGACTTTTTTTTAGACTATGGCAGTGACCTTCTTGATTCGAAGGTTCCAATGCAGGATCTGGTCAATACCCTCTTGGGTCTTGATATGGTAGACGATAACAAAACGATAAGAATAGGTCGTATACAGTTCAACGACTTTAATTTTATCGAAGAGAACGGTCAGATGATGACCGGAAAGCAAGTGAAAAGCGCTGTTATCGCACAGGATTTCCAATCAGCAGGTTTGGCGCGTGAGATCTATAAAATGCTTGCGCGAAAGCATGAGTTTCTCATCTGCGATAACATTCAAAGTATTGCCGGTGGTGCTCTTTGGGCTAGTAGCATCATTCGAATTGCCGAGGTACGGATCTACAATTCACGCACGAAGAAATTTATGGACATACTTGGTCCAGGTGCGCGTGGCGTTTCAGGTACTTTGCCATGGAGTGCGAATGATCTGTCTGTAGATGAGATTGTTCGCTGGGGTCGTGCGTATGATGATGAAAACTGTTGTCGTCACATTGTACATGTTATCTGTAAGGACCGACTCATTGACGATCAATTTCATGATTATGTTTCGATAGGTGGCGCGACAGAATAACCATCAAAAAGACCCGGCATTTGCCGGGTTTTTTCTTCAAATCACTTCTTCATTCCAGATTCCATTGCGGTTTTCCCGTCGTATTCAGCCAGGTATTTACCGTAATTGCGGAACAGCATTTCCGGCCCCTTATGCCCCATCTGCCCGGCAAGCCAGAAAAGGTTTACACCCTGGCTAATGTGTCTGGTGGCGAATGTGTGGCGCGTCTGGTACGGGTTACGGTAGCGCACACCAGCTTTTTTCAGGGTCGGCACCCATGCTTTTTTACGGATAGCGTCGGCGTTCGTCCAGGGATCTCCCGTTTTCGGATCGCTGAATATGAACTCACTTTTCATAAAGGTGTATTGCTTCTGCGCCTGCAGGGCCGCCAGCGCCTCACTGTTCAGCTCCACCTTACGGGTACCGGCTTTTGTCTTGGTGCCTTTAAGTACCCCTACGACACTGGCCGCCTGTATGTGCGCTGTATTACCTATAAAGTCGATATCGGTCCAACGTAATGCGCATAGCTCAGAGCTGCGTAGCCCTGTATTGAAGGCGAAGCGGAACAGATTCTGCCATTCCTGATACTTGCAGTGCTGATATATGGCACTGGTTTCCGCAGGCGCAAACGGATCAACTTCGTAATCGTCGGCGTTCGGTTTACTGTCGACCACGTGATACCGGCTGGCGCTGACAAGAGTTACCGGGTTAATAGTCAACAGGCCATCAGTTACAGCCTCATCAATGGCGCTGCGCAGAAATGACAGGTTATTCCTGATTGTTTTCAGCTTAGTTTTTCGGCTGGCTATCCAATTTTTTAGTACCGCAGGCGTCAATTCTGTTACATGTAGTTTATGTAGTTCTGATAGTGCTGATAGACATTTTTCGTAACCGCCAATGGTTGACGGCGACAGATTGCGGTTCATGCAAATTTTCAGGTATTCATCAAGATAGGACTTAATATTTTTGGTTTTCTTTACTACACCGAATAACTCCAGTTTTTTGGAACTGGGGAAATATTTCGCATATTCAAACGTTCCGCTGGCGATCTGATTTTGTATCTCCCCTAGCAGGCGCTCAGCATATTTAATACCACGTGTATTTGCCTCAAGCCGAGACAGGGGCTCCCTGCAAAGAACCCCTTTATATGTGAAAGTGATAACTAGTGTTGAAGCAGTTTTATGCTTACGAATAGTTACTCCTCTTGGCAGAGATAATAATCCTTGTTCTTTCTTGCCCATTTTGAAACCTCTATTAAGTCGACCCAGCGTTCTTTAACTCCGTCGACTTTTAATACATGAACCCCTTCTTTCCATATTCCTCTTTGTATCCGTTTGTTAACGGCATCAACCGTTTCTCCCGCGTCGCGGCAGTAGGTTGATATAGGCACGCAATCCAGCCCCATACATCACCTCACATAACACTCAGCCCACGGCAGTGGCACCACACGTCAAACATTCGCTTCACAACTTCACGACAGTAGAAGCCGTCAACATCTCGCGTCAGGTCATAGCGATTGCCGTAACGCTGGTGGACCCATTGTTCAAATGCTTTATTCATTCTTTACTTCCTTTTTATGGCTCGTAATTTTTTCAGGTGCTTTTCCTGCTCAGTGTCCGCGAGAATTTTGCGGTACTCCTGGTGGTCAATATGTTCGAACAGGCAGTTTAACTCACCAATGCGTACCCGCCCGGATCGTCCGTCCATCCGTCGAAAGAACACTGAGTGCTCAGTGATGCGAGTAATCACCACGGGGTATCCGGCTCTGTCCGTGTATATCTGACCGCGTTGAATCAAAGCGAACATGTGGTTATCCCCATCGACAAATTGAGAACACAACAAACGCTACTGCGAATACCACCCCCAGAGTTACGATTGCATCAGGCCAGCTCATTGATTCACCTCCTGCGGCGTCCTGGTATTCGATTTTCATTCCGGATGCTCCTGAGCCACATTGAAATCGCCATGATCACGACAAGGCATCACAACAAATTCAGGATTGCCATACATTGAGTTGATGATGGAATCAAACTGAATTCTGACCGCTTGCCCGTCACCGGAGGAACGTAACTGGACGGGAATAAATTTACGCTCACGACCAAACATCTTCTCTGGATAACTCAGGTAACCCGCCTGGATCACCGGGTGTGTACAGAGGTCAAATTTTTTCGGAATGATGCGTTCCAAATCCGGAAAACAACCGTCCACCAATTTAATGCCGGTAATGGACAGCCGGCGCTGAAACTGGTCGCGATGAACAGGATCGGCTCTTTACTAAAAATCAGCTCTGTCGTTTCGGCTTTGGCCGGGACGCCACCTTCGAACTGGACAATGATGTTTTTCTTCGTCCGGATGCCGTGAGTCATGCGCAGTGCTACGAAACCATTGGTTGCCTCAATATGTTTTGGCGTGATGTGAAGACCGTTCAGGTAATAACGAACGTCGTTTTTAGCAGCGCACACCAGAGCGGCGCGAATAAGTTTTGACTGGATGATCATGCTTTATCCTCCCATCCGATTACCTGAAAAAGCCCCATCTTCGGGTGATACCAGCGTGTGCCGCGTGGTTCAGCCTCTGACATCATTTGGTGGAACGCCGCCATAAATGTCTCAAGCTCGACGACAGCCCTGCGAGACAACAGACCGTCCGGAGTCATAAATTCGTGCGTGTCGGTAGGGATGTGGTAGGCGTTGACCAGATTCCGACACTTGGCGTCACTCATTCCGCTTTTGGCTACCACCTGGCGGTAACCGACATATCCGGTGCGCATTGTGCCGCGTTTGATGTTCTCCACAGCTTTGGTGACCGTTTCGATCTTCTCTTCAACATGACTCAGGCGCTTCTGCTGGCGAACGGCATCGGCGGCCATTGCAGCGATCATCTCCATTTCCGTCAGCGGCGCGTGAGTTCGGAAATAGCTGTTAACCAGTTCGCGCTGAACCTGCCATGCAAGAGCATCGTTAAAAGGCTTCGTCAACATCAGGTAACCAGACTCGAAAAGAATGATCCCTTTGGCAGTTCGCGCGGCAAAGGCATCAGAAAGTGACTCCGTACGTATTACGTCCGCAGTCATTTCAAGAAAATCCACCCCTTCGATAAAGTGAGAACGGTTGCGGTTAAACGCAGCACGGGCGGTACCTTCCGGGCGCTGGTGGACGTCATCAATTATTGCAAATGTCACAACACGCTGACCGCGATATTCGATTACCGGAAACTGTTTGTTGTTGATGGTTACAATATTCATTTTTATCTCCAGACAGCCCGGCGTGTAATACCGGGCATATGTATTACTTAACCTGAATAAATGGTGTGTTGGCACCGCTGGTCATGTATTGCGGCAGTGTACCGTTCCACTTGTTGATGGCTTCCAGCTCCATAACACCGGGGTTCTGGCGCAGAGCTTCACCGCGTAAACGAATAGCATCGGCTTCGGCCTGGGCTTTTGTGCGAATCGCATCTGCCTGTCCGGCAGCTTCCGCGCGCAACATGTTGGCTTCCGCTTCGCGCTGTTTTACTTCCTGCTCGCGTTGCAGGGTTTTCTGGTTCGCCGTGACTTTGGCATTAATGCTGTCGATAACAGTAGGTGGGTACTCCGGCTTACCCACATATGAGAGGCTCATTACCTGAATACCGATGGGCGTCATTTCTTCCTGAATGTCTTTAAGAGCTGCATCCAGCAGCTCAGACTTGCCGCCGTCGATAAATTTGTCGGTGGTCATTTTGCTGGCCAGTCGGTTGAGTGCGTCGGCTATCTTCTGGCGCAGGTCGGTGTCGGTAATGTCGTCCACGCCTTTGCGGTAGGTCTGAAAGACTGTGGTAACTTTGGATGGATCAACTTTGTAGGCCACGCCGATGTGATAGCCGATGGTTGTACCGTCACTCATCTGGAAACTGAATGGATCATCGTAGGTCTTCATCTGCTTAAAGGTCGGGAAGATGTAAACCTCAGTGTTCCATCCCGTCCAGTAGCGCCCAACACCGACCACTTCACCGACGCCTTTATCGTCGCCCAGTTTGTTTACTTTGATGCCCACATTACCAGGCTCAACGCGATCGCAACCGACAAGGCCAATGGTCGGCAGAACAAGGGCTAAAGCAAAAAGTAATTTTTTCATCTTTTATCCTTAGAAAAAGAAAGACCCTTATAAATGGCATAAATGCAGGGCGGGGTCAGACACGCCAGAGCAAAGCCAGAAATCACTGCTACCGTATCCTTCATTGATATGAGGGCCGGAACGATTAATCCGTAAATACATGTGATAATTGCCAGTGATATAACTATTCTGAAATAAATGTTCATGGTCCTCCTGATGTATTCGGCTTGCCTTATTTAATTGCGTCATGGTTAATTTCGTTTACGTCAGAATGGTTTTGTTGCCATCAGTTCGTAATATCCGGCGCTCCATGTGTCATATTTTCTGAACCATTTTTCTGTATACTGTTTCCTGGCGATGAGTCTGCGCAGTCGTCTGATTGTTCGCTGGTGTGCGCGGGTATACTCTGTGGTTGATTCTCCACGTTTCCATATCTCATTCCTGTTGAAGATAAAACGCTTGTCAGGATAGCGTTGTCGGAATCCTGAACGTTCAAAAGCGCGGGTGGTCATAAAGAATGCCAGGTAACGAATTGCCGTTTTTCGGGTGAGGCATTTTTTTGTTCTTCCGTGGCGTGTTACAAAAAATAACGGGCCGACGGGTGTATCATGTTTCTGTAATGCCTGGTCAATGGTGCTGGCGGTGCGGTTGTCGATCATTTCTTTATTTCTCCCGAATAACGTTTATGACTCATTACTTCCCAGTTCCGGCCGTCGTCTTTCGATAACAGCCGCCAGCGACGGTTAACCTTCAGACTGAGATATCCGGTGCGCTGTATCCGATGCGGAAATATCCGTCGGCATCGGTACAACAACAGGACCTGCAATGCCTGCCGGTGGATCCGCTCAGGAATGCGTGTTGCTGTTAATGCCACCGGTTTCCTCCTGAGCAGGTGCTGTTATCTGATACCCCGCTCTTTCTGCCAGCCGTATGAATGTATCCATGCTGGCAATCAGCTCGCCATCGCGGACTTTGCAGACACCTGTGACTTGGCCATTTTCAATTGTCATAACGATCTGCACTTTTTCGTGCACAACAGATACAGGGGATAAATTAGCCATCAGTTAATTCCTCCGCTGATATATTTTTCTTTCGCGTAATCAATAATCTCTTGAAAAAGGTTGTCTATAATTAACTTTCCGGTTTCAGTCAGGTATTCAGTATGTTGATTAATCCCGATAGCATTCTGGTATGCAGTGTGGATTTCGGTTTCACCCTCCACCCGGCCCAATTCACCACGGGTAATACCTTCGAAGCGTAACAGCAACTGGTTTATAAACTGTTCAGTTATTTCTATGGTCGTAATGTTCCCATCAGGAAGGTCAACAATAAGCAGATTACCACCTGTTTTACGTTTTATTCGATGGAGTGCCGCAACAGCTATACGGCGACGATATGTATTAATGGGTTCATGTGTCATTTGTTATTTCCCGTATGCTTTCCTGAGAAACAGTATTGCAACTGACCAGTATCCTGCATTAGCCATTAATAATGCGGTTTTATAAGCACTTCTGTTTTTCATGCATCACCACCATTTTCAGGTTGTGGAAATTCCCGACCAGAGACCGTTATGTTTTTATGGGTGATTGTTTATTGAGTTTTCTTTATTCGTTGCGCAGTGTGTCGATATACGCGTAAGCCATTTCACAGGTTTTATTCATGGAGCGAATGAGGCAACATAAATAATCGTCTGTCTCTCCTGAGTCGGGCGAATTCTTAAATATAAATTCAAGCATTGATGTATTCTCTTTTATTTGTGCTGCCACTTCCTCAAGAATATTTAATGGAGTTTTCATGTTCTTTGCTCCTTAAATGCATCGCATGCGCTTCTGGCGTATTGTTGTGCCAGTAAAAAGATATCATCCGAAAGTTCATCACATTCTTCATCACCGGAAGCCGAAATGATTAACCCCGCTTCAAGCAGTACGGCAATGTGATGAAAAGTTGTCTCCGGTTCGTTGGTAAGGCCTTTGAACATTTTCATCTTATGCTTCCTCCTGATTTTGTTTATAAGCATCAGTCAATAACAACATTGGATCACAGCCAAGAACATTAGCCAGAGGGATAAGCATGCTGATGGTTGGTTCGTACTCTCCGCTCTCCCACTGGATGATAATTTCTTCATCGAGATCGAGCAGCCTAGCGAGTTCGGCGGTTGTTAAGCCGCAGGTTTCGCGTTGGGTGCGAATCCGATTCTGGGAATTAATAGCTAAATTTTGTTTGCATAAACGTGACGCGGTGAGGCTATATTTTTGAGTTACAGCCAGGATGGAGCTGGCAAGTTCAATTAACTCAGGGTTATTGCTGCTATACAGTAGTGCACCAGTCCCTACTAAGAGCTGAATATTCTCAAGAGCATCGTGCTGATTTGTTGGTAATCCCATATACGATGACATTTTTCTCATCCTCTATAATTGCTTTGGTGAGTTCGATACCTATGTCAAGATAATAGGTTTACCGATTTCACCTGTCAATCGGTTTATCGATTTTTTCCCAAAAAAAAGCCCACTTAAGAGTGGGCGGGTTAAATGATTTTTGCTTATGCAAAACGGTGTAGTGTCATAGGCCAACTGACAATTACTTTTCCGTCAATGTGAAGTTGTTCGAAGTCTTCCGGTTCGATAGCCCAATCCTTGTAAGCTGGGTTGTCAGATATCACCGTTAGAGTATCTTTGATTTTTTGAAGTCTTTTGATGTGCGATGTTCCAGAGTATGTAAAGGCGTATATACCATCACCATTAAATGTGCGAACTGATACATCTACAAATACCAAGTCTTCAGGGTCTATTGTGCCTTTCATACTGTCGCCGTGGGCGTTTATTGCTTTGATTGCTGATGCTGGTCTGCCGCCAAAAACTCTTGATGCGTATCCTGGTTCTATCGCTATAGATCTGACAATATCAGGAAAATCAGAGTTATAACTACCAGGTCCGCAACTATATCTGATGTCTAAAACATCCACGACATACGAATCAGTAACCCAATCTTCAGAAATGTTACGTATTTGGTGTGAGTCTGCAGAGGTCACGATTTCCATTGGGCCAACACCCGATGCGAGCCATTCCGGGTTAACGCCCAAAACTTTTGCTATTTCGACTGTTTTTCTGGAACCGTTGGCTTTGTTAAGTAGTTGATTAACACTGGACTGAGCCATACCCACTTCTTTGGCCAGCCTACCTTGCGTAAATTTTGCGTTGCGCATAGCTAAATCAAGTCGTTCTGAAAATGTCATTGCGATTTTCCTCCCCTCTCTATCTTGGCTAGTTTATCGGCTTTCCGATAAATATTCTATGTTTAACGTTGAATATCGCTTTTCCTGTTGTTATTATGCGTTCAATAGGAGATGCGATTATGAAACATAAAGCCATAGAGAAAGCTATTGAGATTCTTGGAAGTCAGCAAGCCTTAGCCAAGCGATGCGGAAAGGCCCAGTCAACAGTCTGCGATTGGTTGAACTGCAAGAACAAGATTTCACCAGAATTTGTGCCGTTATTGGTTGCAGCTGTCGACGGAAAGATCCAAGCGTATGAATTTCGGCCAGACCTACCAGAGCTTTTTCCACATCCAAGCTTAGCGCGCACGGGGGAGGTGAAGGGCTTGTATGTCCCAGAATTACGTTCAGACAGAGATGCCATCTAGGTACTGCCAGGCAGACGAAGAGTGGATTCAGCAGCAGTTACAGGGGCTGCCTCCGTCACTGAGACGGAAGGTTGCCCTGAAATATGCGGAGGTATACGAAATCACTTTTGACGCTGAGCCTGTTTCATTCCGCAAGGAGAACAGAGCAAGGCACGAAGCAAACACAAGGCTCCGCCTGTTTGTAAGAAATCAGGGCAGAGCTTTACAGGGGTATACAGCCGAACCTCCCCTGGCTGGATCGCAATCGCGCTCCTCACTGTTTCGGGTTTAAAGGTACCCGAACAGAAGCAGGCTTAAAGGTGCCTGTTCAGGTTGGCAACCAACTGACCCAACTCCTCATGTGTACTAGGGAAGTAGTACGTTTTTATGGGGAAGAGGGTAAGGGGGGTAAGGGGGGATTGGGTGTTGGGGCAGGAATAGGGTCTTTTCCAACAGGAGAGATCCATTGGTTAAGTAGATCACTGTCTTAAGGGCGCAATTTAAAAAAACGCCCGTATCAGCAAGGTAGTACAAAGCGCTCAGGCGCTGAGAAACGAAAAGGGTTCTTCCTGGAAGAGTGATTTTTCAGAGGAGCTGAATCAGAAGGGAGGCTGGCAGCCTTTGGGGAGGCCACCAGCCATGTGAGGGGGAATCCATGAAAACCACATCACAAAATTATTATCTCATCAGCACGGGAGCTGCACAATGGAGCTGACGATCACGCCGAATTTTGCACAGGAACGAGCGTTAAACATGTTGCGCCGTGACTGGAAGGCAAACGACACCTTCATGGTTTACTCGCCAACAGGTAGCGGTAAAACGGGTCTGGCAGCCTTCATAGTTGCTGGTTTTGTCAGCCGTGGTATGCGTGTTCTGTTCTGTGTTCCGTACACCATCCTGATTGGTCAGACGGCTAATCGGTTCGTGCAGTATGGTTTACCTGGAGATGAAATCGGTTATATCTGGGCGGATCACCCGAACTACGATCCGGACCGGAAAATTCAGATTGCCAGCGCTGACACGCTTATTCGTCGTGTTTTTCCTGAAAATATCGATCTGCTGATTATCGACGAAGCGCACCTGCGTAAAAAACGCATCCTGAAGGATATCGAACGTCTGCGCGGCAAAGGCGTAAAGGTGATTGGCCTGTCGGGTACTCCGTTTTCTCCGTTCCTGGGCAAATACTATGACCGACTGATTAAGCCGACCACCATCGGCGAGTTAATCCAGCGTGGCGATCTGAGTAAATACGAATTTTACGCGCCAACTAAGCCGGATCTGAAAGGTGTTAAAACCACATCTTCGCTTGAGTACGGCCGCGATTACAACGAAACACAGCTGGCTGAAATCATGTGCGGCTCTACGCTGGTGGGCGACATCGTACAGAACTGGCTGGAGAATGGTCGGGATTTACCTACCATCGCTTTCTGCGTCAACGTAGCTCACGCCAATTATCTGACAATCCAGTTTAACCTGGCGGGTGTTAACGCTGAGGTAATGACCGCCGACACTCCGGTAGATGAGCGCCAGACCATCATTCACCGCTTTGAAACCGGTGCAACGAAAATCATCGTTAGTGTGGGCGTTCTGGTGGCCGGCTTTGATAGTGACGTTCGTTGCATCATCTACGCCAGGCCAACAAAAAGCGAAATTCGCTGGTTGCAGGCTCTCGGGCGTGGGCTGCGCACCGCACCGGGTAAAGAGTCCTGCCTTATCTTCGATCACAGCGGCACCGTGCACCGTTTGGGTTATCCGGATTCAATCGAGTACGACGAGCTTCCCGGTAAGTCTGACGGCATGGAGGAAAGCGCGCGCCGGGCAGTTGAGGAACGGGCCGAAAAACTGCCACATGAATGCCCTCAATGCCACTACATGAAGCCAGCAGGCGTCTATGTTTGCCCGAAATGTGGACACAAGCCGCTGCGAGGTGAAGACGTTGATACTGACACTAGCCGCAAACTTAATAAGCTGGGTAAAAATCAGCATCAGTCGACGAAGGCAGAGAAACAGTCCTGGTGGAGTCAGATCAAATTTTATCAGCGCCAGCGTGCTTCGCTGGGGCGTCCAGTCAGTGACGGATGGTGTGCTCACACTTTCCGGGAAAAGTTCGGTGAGTGGCCTGACGGACTGAGTAACTTTCCGATGGAAATTACCCCTGAGGTAAATAACTACATCAGACACAAACTGATCCGGTTTGCCAAAGGCCACCAGCGGGTTCAGAAGGTCACTGAAAACGCACAAACAACGATTGATTTATCTCAGGAACGTGATGAACGACGTGAGATACCGGCAGGCAGTGAGGCCTGGCGCATCATGCAGGCAAAGCACCAACTCCAGAAAAATATAAACAGTCTGAGTCAGTAAGATGAAAACAGCAGATGCAGCGAAAGGCCGCTGGCCTGAAATATTAGAGCACTTCGGTCTGCCGCCGATAACCGGAAAAAATCACTTCAAGGGTGAATGCCCGGTATGCGGTGCACGTGGCAAGTTCCGAATTGACGACCGCGACGGTGCAGGAACGTGGATCTGTGTATGTGGTAGTGGCGATGGTATGAAACTTGTCACCCTGACACAGGCGAAGCCATTTAACGAGATTTGTACCGAAATAGACCGCCTGATCGGTAATGATTACCAACGGGTTAAAATCCCGGTAACCAGCAGCGCCACCAGCTTACGCAAACGGGTATTGAGCAAGTTTTCAAAACTGGAGGCACTGCGTGGTACATCCGGCGCAGCGTATCTTAATTCTCGTGGAATATTCAGTCTTCCTGCTGAGGCGATCCGGTTCAATGCCAGGCAGAGACACAACGGGAGTGTGTTCCAGTCTCTTTATTCACTTGCTACGGACGATAAAGGGGAGTTGTGCTATCTGCACCAGACTCTGCTTGATGGTGATAAAAAAGCAGATATCGGTAGCAGTGCAAAGCGCCTCAAATCCCTGCAGGAAGATAACTATTTGGATCACGCTCGTTCTGTAGCTATCCGCATGTTTCCTGTCGCCAGCACTCTGGGTATCGCCGAAGGCATCGAAACAGCGCTGTCAGCGCACCAGATTTATAACGTGAACACCTGGGCAACCATTAACAGCGGCTTTATGAAAAAGTTTCGCGTACCAGCTGGTGTTCTGCACCTGATTATTTTTGCCGACCGTGACGAGAACAGCGCCACCGGGCTGGCTGCGGCTTGCGAATGTGCTCATGCCAATCTGATGGCAAAGAATGACCTGCAGCGCGTGAGCGTGTACTGGCCGGATCACGATGATTTCAACAATATGCTCATGAACGGTGATCAGGTTCGAGAGCTGGTTTTCCATAAGAAAAAGGCGGTTGCGTAATGCGTACTGATAATAACGAACATAAAGCACTATTCACCATCCCGACGGCAGCGTACAGCTCCGCCCTCGCAAACATCAAGCCCCTGCCAGAGCAACGGAGAATCACCGGGCATAAGCAGACTGATGCTTATCTTTGGGTGCTGGAGGTTATCCGTCTGAACGAACCCGCACATCTGGATGCTGCTGAGGCTGCGCTGGTGAAAATTAAAATTTCCCCAAAAGAGGCTCAGGAACGCTATTCGCGTTATCTGCTGGCGAATGGTTACGAACCTTTCCAGGTTGCGTTCGGCATCATCGGCATGGATAACCCTGCGCAGGTTATCAGGAACGCCCGGGAGAACATCAAAAAAGCGGCATCAGTCAGGGCTACGTTTGGTAGCTATGAAGCAGCGCTCGAAGATGTGGAAGCAGAGCGGGTCATCAGGTCTTCCCAGAAATTTATCAACGATCATCTCTGGGGCTGGACTGCGGCAGAGAAAAAAGCCGGAAGCATTGGCGGCAGCCGCATGAACGAAATTGATGAACAGCGTCGGGCATTTGTTGATGGATATCGCGATGTGCTGCCTGAGCCTTATACGCTGTCTGATGTTGTTCGCGAGTTCGTTTACTGGGACTGGCTCTACAGTGTTCGCCACACTGCAACTAAAGAACAGGGCGATGAGTTTGGTTACTCTGAGCATCACGAATCGGTATATGACCGGGAGCGCTACCTTGAAAAATTGCTGGCAACCATCAAACCGGTGACACGCGCTGAAGCCGTGGAGGTGTGCCGCTGGTTTCTGGCAAGTGGTAAGGGTGAATGCATGGAAGACGACGGTGCAGCGGTCATTCTCAATCTGGTTGGTGAGTGCGAATAATGCGTGATATTCAGATGGTTCTCGAACGCTGGGGGGCATGGGCGGCAAGTGGTAACGCCGGGGTGGACTATTCTCCGATAGCTGCTGGATTTAAAGGCCTTTTACCATCCACCGCTAAACCTCGCCCGGCCTGCAGCGATGATGACGGCCTTATCATCGAAAACTGCCTTACGCGCCTGAAGAAGAAAAAACCGGACGAGTATTCGCTGCTGGTAGCTCATTATCTGCTGCGCATATCAAAAAGGCAGATTGCCAGAACAAGAAAGAAGAGCGAAAAGGCAATACGAATTGAGATGCAGATTGCTGAAGGATTTATTGACGGATGTCTGTCGATGCTGGGTGTAAGGCTGGAGATGGACGACTGGCTGCCCAAAAAAGTAAAAAATGATTAGCGCGGTCCGCAAAAAGTATGTCAGTATGTTAAGAGTGGTTACTACGCCACACAGCTTAAACCAGCCGCAAGCGGGTTTTTTTATGGCTGAAATCGGTCCAGTACAGTAAACGCGCTGGCGGCGGTGAATACCGGTCTTTCAGCTTGCTGGCTTTTTCGACAAGAGTTATTGGTGTGTCACGTTAACCGGAAAAAGACATGCTGAAACAGCAGGATATGACCGAAACCGCCAGAGTGGTGTTTAATGAATTAAGCGTCACCGAACCGGCGATCGTCGGGGAGATTGCGCAGAATACTTACCTTTCACGCGAACGCTGCCAGTTAATACTGACCCAGCTGGTTATGGCGGGTCTGGCAGACTATCAGTTCGGTTGTTACAGACGCCTTCAGTCCTGAAGGCTTTTTTATTTGTGGTAAATGGGCGGCTGGTGGGTGTGGTGGTTGTTGCTTTCCCGTTGCTGAAAAAGAAAGCATCAGGCGATTAGCAGGGTATCAGTTACCCGTTGAAATTTTTAAATACCTCACAATTCAGGCGGTTGACTGTTGTCTGGTTTGCGGGGAGTTTGTTAAAAGAAACTGGCATGGTGAATCCCCCTGTGCGGAGGGGCGATCAGCAACCAGGTATATGGGATAATCGCGGATTCAGGTGCTGATACTGAATTCACCGGGAGGCACCCGGCACCATGCTTTGCCACAAAAGTGTTGTTTCTGTTTTTCTCAAACTATCATCGTTATCCCTTTATTTCCGGCTGCGCATGGCGTGGCCTTTTTTTTACGACCAGCCACTGGCAGATGGCCATCCTGTAATTTGATTCCGGTTCCGGCTTTTTAACTCTGTTCCTGTACACGGGAGAAATTCGATGTCGATTAAACATTATGATGTTGTCAGGGCGGCGTCGCCGTCAGACCTTGCGGAAAAGCTGACACATAAACTGAAAGAGGGCTGGCAGCCGTTTGGTAGTCCGGTGGCCATAACCCCTTATACCCTGATGCAGGCGATTGCAGCAGAAGGTGATGTGGTGGTCAGTGGTGCAACTGAGCCGGAGTGGTACTACGTCATCGTACTGGCCGGGCAGTCCAATGCCATGGCTTACGGTGAAGGGCTTCCGCTGCCGGATTCATACGATGCT